CCTGAAGCTAACGCTACAGTTCCACCACATCTACCTAAAGTTACAGTAGTTGCATCAGCAACAACAGTTTTACTAGCTCCACCACCAACTGTTAAAGTTGTTCCTGATTGTTGTGTTATTGCATCTACTTCTATTTTTGACATTATACTATTACCAAAGTCCCTGTTATTTGTTGTGTTCCAGTAATAGTTACTGGTCCTGCTAATACTCCTGAATCTAAAGTCTGATCTTCATCTAATGTAGAGGAATGAGTTACAACATAACCTGTAGCTGTCATAACTGGCGACATTGCTTTTTTAGCAGGAATTGTACAAAATACTTCTTTGTCCCCTCCAGCAAAATTAACAAGATTATCTGAATTAGTAGATGAAATAACTGTTGTTCTAGATAAAGTTCCTGTATCTGTTGTTGTATTAATATATCCCATACCAGAATGATAATAACAATAAGTATATAAAGTAGGTGCAGATGCAGCAACTGTAATTTCTAAAGCTCTTGTTGTAGCTGCAGCATAACCTGAAATATAAGCTGCTTCTAATACAACAGAACCATCTAATTTGTAAACAACACCTGTATTATAACTTGAACCTCCTCCATGTGTACCATCAGAAGTAGTAGAAAATAAAATAGGGTGTGTTGCCATTGAAGCAGAATTACTTTGTAAAATATATTTTACACCTTCTGCTAAATTTATACTTGTTTGTAAAGAACCATCTACATAGTATTTGTTACCACTACCTGGATTAACAACTGTTAAAACAAAAGTAACATCAGCATTTACAGAACCAATACCTACTTCAAATTCAGTTTGTGTTGAATTTGAAATACAATAATAAGTTTGATTACCTGAACCAATACCTACTAAAAAAGATTCAAAACCTTGTGAAGCACCAGAAACACCAATTGTTCCTGTTCCTGTAGAAGTACTTGTTTCTTTTACTCTATCATTAATGATGAGTGCAGCCATAAATAGTACTCCTTAAATTTAAGCTATTCTAATTAAACCAGCACTAGCATTAGCAGTCGGAAATTGTAATTCAAAAGTTCCGTTTGTTGAAGTTTTAATTCCTCCAAAATCTAAAACTGCAATTGCAGAATTAGCATTATTTGCATTATATAAAAGTGCGGCTTGAGCTGAAATTGTTGCATTAGGAAATGTAACATTGTCTGCATCAAAAATTGCTGTAGTTCCATCTACAGAAATTGCAACATTAGTTAGTGTATTTCCACCTGTAGTGTAATTAGTAGCTACGTTTCCTGTAACTTCATCTGCAGTTATGTAAACAGATGTAGTTGCATTTAAAGTTGCTGCATTAGTATAAAGTGCACATTTAAGAGATTGAGCTTCAAGGTTTCCACCAGGCGACATCAAATCTTGTTTAAATACTGTGCAAATCGCTTGTGTTATTGCCATATTATTGTCCTCCAGTTAATGTGTTTGTACCAACAGGGCTACCTGGAAACTTATAGTCAGTTCTTCTTCTTCTACGAGCTTCGTTGTTAACAGTAGTAACTCTTGTATTATACAAATTTTGATATATAGTATAATCTTCCATGTTCTTTGTAAAGAGATTTGCTTCAGCTAAACAACCATATAGTAAAACATCTGGAATAGTTTCAGTGTACCAATTAGTAGTGTTAGTGTTAGATAATGGATTAATTTTTCCTTGATATCCTAATTTAAGAGTATAAGCTTGATCAGGTGTTGGAGCTAAATATACTCGATCATCATCAAAATTAGTAAAATATTTAGGTTGACCTTGAAGAGCTACGTTAGGCCAATATTCTTGGCAATAAGCTAAAGTTTTCATTTCTAAATAAGTAACTTGTGTACCTACAGTTATTGTTAAATAATTAAATAACATAGGTTCGATAGCAGTAGGAAGATTTACAAATCTATCGCCAGCTATTGCTGTAGTAGTTACATTTTCATTAAAGCCTACAGGATCAATATCTCTTGATAATGAAGAAAATGTATTATCTATAAAAGTATCTAGTTGATTATTAAAATCAGTTCCAGTATTTTCTGCCCAAGTTTGTATATCAGTCTTTAGACTGCTGTAAGTCATTGCCATTTTTGTTCTCCACTTTTACGTCATCGTCAATCTTAAATTTAGTCCATACGTGTCCTGCAAATGGATAAGTTCCATAATGAGTTAAAGGACTACGAAGATCAACATGTATCTTACCGCCTATCTTCTGCCATAATCTACAAAAAGCATAATCTTCTGATAAATATCTATTACTTTTTTCATCAATAATACAGTCAAAAAATGCATAACAGTTGTTACTTCCATACTTTTTTCTATTAATAATTTGATCGCTAGTATATTTAAGATTAGAATATGCTTCAATCATTTTTCTAAAAACTTCTTTTTTAATACACATAAATCCAGTTGCTGCATCCATTACTTCTGTAAAACCATTTTCTACTTCAATATTATTAGGATCTGAAAAATTAAGATTATAACCTAATGCTCTTTGTTCTAAATGTTTATCACTTTTTTTCATTAATTCTGGAATTCTTTCCCAATCAATAGATTTTCTAGGGTATACACCACAAGCTACATCATAATCAGATAGTACCATACGACTAACAGCATCTCCATTAAATCCTATATCAGAATCAATAAACATTAAATGTGTAAAGAGATCAGGGTTATCATCATCTGCATCTAAAAACTGACTTACTAAAGTATTTCTAGCTCTAGTAACTAAACTTTCATTTCCCATTGTATTTAAATGTACTCTATAATTATTCTTTGCTGCAGATTGAGTTACACTCATAATTCCATGTAAGTATCCTTCAGAAAGTTGACCACCATAACAAGGTGTTGCGATCATAACACTTGGTGTTTTATTTTTTATCATGTAATAACAACTGTAACATTTCCTAATGAAGTTGTTAACAAATTTGTGTTAGTTGTATACCAAGTTATAGGAAGAGTTGCAACTCCTACATAAACAGATTGACCAGATGTATTTTGAAAACCTGGTAAAGCAGTGACTTGATTAGGAACACCACCTGTAGATGATCCAACTGCACCTCCACCTGTTCTTGCTGCTTGTGTTGCAGATATACTAGCCGATGGTCTAGCATTTTTTAAAGTTTGTGCATCGGTAAAATAAGTTAAATCTAATTGAGGTTGTTTTGGTTCCCACTCAGAAGTATGTACAAACATTCCAGTCCATTCAAATACCATTTCTTGATAAGGAAATTTAAACCTGATCTATCTGAAATTGCATAAGCATATTTTCCTCCAGAAAATTTTGCAGAAGGTGCTCTATGAGGTCTAGTACTTGCTGGTACTCTAGCCATTATGAATAAAAACTNGTCCCTGTTGCTGGTAAAATTCTAGTTGAAGGAGTATCATCGCCAGCAACTAATCGTTGATATGCTTCTTCATAATCTATTTTTAAAGTTTGTTGCGTAGCTGGTGTTACACCAGTTCTTTTTTTAGAAAGATAATAAGCAAGTCCTGCACACATACACTCAAAAGCTCTAAATGGTACATCTATATTTTGTTCTACTCCATTAACAGTAGAAGCTGTAATATCTTCTATTTTTCTCATTCGATAATAAGTTATAGTGTAATTAGTATCAGGAGCTGGATAAATTTTTAAAACAGGTGTACTTAATCTTTGTAAATAATATTGTGTAGGTCTAGCTCGTGTAGTTTTATTTGAAATTGCTGCATAATCATTTAATCCTAGTGCAGTCATTGCAAATTCAGATCCGTCACTTATTTGAATATTTGCATTAATTATATCTACTGTATCACTAGGTAAATTGTATTCAATAGTTCCAGTTGTAATAGCTAAAGTTTTATATTCTACTGTCCATTGATTGTAACCACGATTAGCCCAATCACTAAACATAATATTCATACTACGTCTAGCTGATCTTACATCATAACCTAAAATAGGATCACCACCTATTCTATCGTAAGCCTCTTGTATTACATCATTTACAGTTAAAGTAAATGTGGAAGTTCCTGATAAAGCCATAGTCCTCCATTATGCAAAAAATGCTGTAATTCCACCAACATCAGTTAAAGTTGCTTGTAAAGATGTACCAAATCTTACACCGTCACTTGGTAAATTAATAGTAACTGGTCCCGATGATACACTTGCAGCTGTAGGCACTGTAAATTTA